TGTACCCGAACATCGTGCGAAAAATGCGTATCCGGGAGGCTCCCTATTGACAGACTGCTTTTTTTGCTATGATCGGCCACATGACTGAAATTGCTGCCTTTGTTCTGGCGTTGCTGCACTCCAGCACCAACGCTCATCTGATGCACTGGTCTACTAAGAGCCTGTCAGTTCATCTGGCGCTGGGGGACTATTACGCGCAGATCATTGACCTGGCGGACCAGTTCGCCGAGGCCGCCATGGGGCGCTATGAGCAGCTTAAAGACTTCCCCCAGGACTACCACCAAGCCACCGAGCCGGTGGCGTACCTGGAGTCCATGAAATCGTTCGTCGAAGAAGCGCGGCAGCATCTGCCCCAAGACAGCGAGCTACAGAATATTGTCGACGAAATTGCCGACCTTATAAACTCAACCCTTTTCAAACTCCGTTTTTTGGATTAAATACATGCTGCAACCGCTCCATGATAAGGTAGTTATTAAGCCAAATACTCGGCAACTATCTGATATTATTATTACCAATAATAAAGAACCGTTCAATGAAGGGACGGTCGTGGCTGTTGGGCCGCTTGCGTTGGACGTGCAAGTGGGAGATTTTGTGAAGTATGGTAATGGCGACTATTTGAAATGGCCAACGCATAAGGTAGATGGCCAGGATTATCAGATTATTCAAGAAGCGGATATTGCTGCTATTGTTGAGCATTAACTTAAAGGAATACAATCATGTCTAATTCTATTGCTACTGGCGTTGCATATAATGACCCGGAGTTCTCGACTGTCTACGCCACGGCGGAGATTGGGTACAGCACGGCGGCGCAGGGTACGGTGACGCAAGCCACCAGCAAATCCACCGGCGTGACGCTGAACAAGAGTAGTGGCCAGATCACAATGAACAATGCGGCGCTGCTGAACGGTGCCATCGTCTCGTTCACGCTGACCAACAGCCTGTTATCGGCCAAAGACGTCATCGTTGTCAACGTGGCTGGCGGTCTGGCAACTAACGGCACTTACACGTCGTTCGTCTCAAACATCAGCGCGGGCACGGCGGTTATCAGCCTGTACAACATCAGCGCGGGTTCGTTGTCTGAAGCTGTGGTCCTCAACTTTGCAGTCATCCACGCGCAATAATCATGCCACTCATGAAATCAGCAAGCCCCAAGGCGTTTAGCAAGAACGTCAAGGCCGAGATGAAGGCGGGCAAGCCTGTGAAGCAGGCTGTGGCCATTGGCTACGCCGTCAAAAAGGCGGCTGAGAAGAAGGAAAAGAAATAATGGCAATGAAACCCGGCCTCTACGCAAACATCCACGCCAAGCAAGAGCGCATCGCCGAAGGCAGCAAGGAAAAGATGCGCAAGCCTGGCGCTGTTGGGGCTCCGACTGCCAAGGCGTTCAAGGAAGCTGCTAAGACGGTTAAGAAGAAATGAAGATTGAACAGCGCCCGGTGGCGGGCCTGATCCCCTACGTCAATAACAGCCGCAAGCACAGCGATGAGCAGGTCGCTCAGATAGCGGCCAGCATCAAAGAGTTTGGCTGGACCAACCCTATCCTGGTGGATGGTGCCAACGGCATCATTGCCGGGCATGGGCGCTTGATGGCGGCTCGCAAGCTGGGCATGGAGGCTGTACCAGTCATTGAGCTGGCGCACCTATCCGAGCCGCAACGCAAAGCGCTCATCATTGCTGACAACAAGCTGGCGATGAATGCGGAGTGGGACAACGATCTGTTGATGCTGGAGCTGGGCGAGCTGCTTGAGGGCGGGTTTGATCTTGATCTGCTGGGGTTTGGGAAGGATGAGCTTGATGCGCTTCTGAGCCCCACAGAGGCCACAGAAGGCCTGACGGACGAGGATGCGGTGCCTGAGCCGCCTGCGGTGCCGGTGACGGTGCTGGGCGATGTGTGGCTGCTTGGCAGGCATCGGGTGATGTGTGGGGATTCGACTAGCGTCAGCGACTTGGAAAAGCTCACCGATGGTCAGCTGGTTGACATGTGGTTGACCGACCCGCCTTATAACGTGGCAGTGCAGGGTGGAAATCATGGAGATCCAGGTCGTAAAAATGGCCTGAAGATCATGAACGACAAAATGCCAGATGAGGAATTTCGTCAGTTTCTACGAGATGCTTACGTTTCAGCAGACACAGTTATGAAGCCTGGTGCGGTTTTCTACATCTGGCACGCAGATTCTGAAGGCTACAACTTCCGAGGAGCTGCAAAGGATGCTGGCTGGGCAGTTCGGCAGTGTTTGATCTGGAAGAAGTCCAGCATTGTCATGGGCAGGCAGGATTACCATTGGAAGCACGAACCCTGTTTGTATGGCTGGAAGGAAGGTGCTGGCCACCTGTGGGCGACAGACCGCAAGCAGACAACTATCTTGGAGTTTGATCGACCAAGCCGCAACGGTGAGCATCCGACAATGAAGCCCGTGGCTCTGTTTGAGTATCAACTACTTAACAACACAAAGGGTGGGGATATTGTTTTGGACTCTTTTGGCGGATCCGGAACCACGCTGATCGCTGCCGAAAAGAACGGTCGCGTTGCACGCCTTATGGAGCTTGACCCAAAATATTGCGACGTGATCATCAAACGCTGGCAAGACTTCACCGGCAAGACAGCCACGCTAGAATCAACCGGGCAGCCATTTGGCGCGCCATGTTTGCCTCAATAAAAGAAAATGGCTCAAGCTCCCCACGAACCCACCGAGAAAACCCGTTCCCAGGCCCAATCCGCAGCAGGCCTGGGGTTGCCGCACGAGCAGATTGGCGCTCTGCTGGGCATCAGCGATGTGACCCTTCGCAAATACTATGACGTTGAGCTGGCGCTTGGGAAAGCCACGGCCAGCGCCAGTATTGCCAAGACGCTATTCAACAAGGCGATGGCGGGCGATACCACGGCGATGATCTGGTGGACCAAGGCGCAGATGGCTTGGGGCGAAACGAATACCACCAAGCTGGCGAACCCGGACGGCACACCCATTGAGGGAATAATGGTTTCGTTCGTCAAGGCCAATGAGCCAAGCACTTAACAAGGCCATCAGCCTGGCGGAGTTTCCTGAGAAACTCGCCTGCCTATTTGAGCCGTCCCGCTATAAGGTACTCTACGGCGGGCGAGGCGGTGCTAAGTCTTGGGGCATCGCTCGAGCCCTGCTCATCCTTGGCGCCAAGTCCCCGCTGCGCATTCTGTGCGCTCGAGAGTTTCAGACCAGCATCAAGGACTCTGTCCACAAGCTGCTCTGCGACCAGATTGAGGCGCTGGGCTTGCTTGGGTTTTACGAGATCACTCAGGCGTCCATCCGTGGCAAGAACGGCAGCGAGTTTGCCTTTGCTGGCCTTCGCAACAACATCAGCAATATCAAGTCTTTTGAAGGCGTGGATATTTGCTGGGTCGAAGAAGCGCAGTCGGTCAGCCGGCTGTCGTGGAATGTCCTGATTCCAACTATTCGCAAAGCGGGCAGCAGCATCTGGGTGAGCTTCAACCCGGAGCTTGAGACCGACGAGACCTATCAGCGCTTCGTGCTCAAGCCACCCGCTGACTGCGTGATTTGCAAGGTCAACTGGTCCGACAATCCATGGTTTCCCGAGACGCTGCGGCTAGAAAAGGACGCGCTCAAGGAACGGGACATTGAGTCTTATAACACCGTGTGGGAGGGCATCTGCCGCCAGACGGTGGACGGTGCAATCTTCGCCCGCGAAATGCAAATGGCCGAGCTACAGGGCCGGATCACAACCGTCAACTACGACCCCAGCAAACCAGTTCATGCGGTGTTTGACCTCGGCTGGTCAGACTCAACGGCGATCTGGTTTCTCCAGTTTGTTGGCATGGAGACCCGGCTTATCCGCTACCTTGAGGACAACCAGCGCACCATCAGCCACTATCTGTCCGAGATGCAGACATTTGGTTACGTCTACGACACCCTTTGGCTACCCCATGATGCTCAAAACCAGACCCTGGCGGCTGCGGGTCGCTCCATTGAGGACATTGTTCGATCTGCTGGATACAAGGTCAATATTATTCCTCGTGTGCCGATACCAGACAGTATCAACGCGGCCCGCACCATCTTCCCGAACTGCTGGTTTGACAGAGAGAATGCGGCGGATGGGATTTCGTGCCTTCGCCACTACCGATATGATGTAGACCCCGAGACAGGCGGATTCAGCAAGCAGCCGCTGCACGACCACTACAGCCACGGCGCGGACGCTTTCCGTTACATTGGCCTGATGGTCAATGAACCACGCAAGACCAAGAAACGGGCGACTTTCTCGCTCCCGGCGAATTGGATGGGATAGCAATGTACTACTCTGACAACGATGTGAGCCCCGACAAGCGGATTGATGCGGCGATCAAGTTCTTGCGCCTGGCGGGCGACTCCGACTCGACCAATCGGGCTGACGCGCTGGACGATCTGAAGTTTGCCGCCGGAGATCAGTGGCCGGTGGAGATCCAAAACAGCCGCAACCTTGACGCCAGGCCGTGCCTGACCATCAACAAGATCGACGCCTACGTGCGCCAAGTCACCAACCAGCAGCGCCAGCAGCGGCCCAGGATCAAAGTTCACCCCACGAACACCCAGGCCGACGCCAAGATTGCGCAGACGCTTGAGGGCATCACTCGGCACATCGAAGAAAACAGCAACGCTGACACGGCGTATGACAACGCATTCGACTATGCCGTGCGCATGGGCTGGGGCTACTGGCGCATCGTCACGGATTATGTGCGCGAGGATTCATTTGACCAGGAAATCTACATCCAGCCTGTTGACAACCCGTTCACTGTTTACTTCGACCCCAATAGCGTGTTGCCGGACGGCTCAGACGCTGAGCAGTGCCTGATTACCAGCGTGATGCCCAAGGCGGTGTTCCGCGAGATGTATCCCGGCGCGGATGATGGCGCCAACTTCTTGCAGCGCAGCACTGGCGACGATTCCGCTGATTGGGTGATGACCGAGGACATTCGGATTGCCGAGTATTTCCACATTGAGCGGGTCAAGACCAAGCTGTTGATGCTCTCGGACGGCACCAAAATCTACAAGGATGAGCTGCCCAGCGACGAGTTCCTGGCATTGGCGGGCATCACCATTGTTGACGAGCGGCCCAGCTACCGCAAGGTGGTCAAGTGGTGCAAGTTGACCGCCATGGAAGTGCTCGAGGAGAAGGACTGGCCAGGCCGGTATATCCCCGTTGTGCCGGTCTACGGTCAACAGCTTATCGTCGAGGACAAGCGCAAGAAATTTGGCCTGGTGCGGTTTGCCAAAGACCCGCAGCGCATGTACAACTTCTGGCGCACCAGCATGACCGAAAGTATTGCGCTGGCGCCGAAGGCCAAGTGGCTGCTTGCCGAGGGCCAAGACGAGGGCCACGAGGACGAGTGGGCGCAGGCGAACATCAAGTCCAGCCCGGTCCTGCGCTACAAGCAGACGGACATTGACGGCAGGCCAGCCCCGCAGCCGGCCCGCCTGCAGCCCGAGCCGCCGCCAGTTGGCGTGATGAGCGCTGCCGATGCGATCAATTCTGATTTGCAGATGGTGCTGGGCATCACCGATCCGAACCAGTTGCCCAGCGGCAATATCAGCGGCAAGGCGCTCAACGGTCAGCAGCAACAGGTTGATCTAAGCAATTTCCACTACTTCGACAACCTCACTCGCAGCATCAAGCACACCGGCAAGATTCTATTGGACCTGATCCCCAAAATCTACGACACCCAGCGCGTGATGCGAATCATTGGTGAGGATGGTCAGCCGGACATGGTGACCATCAACGAGCAAGGCCAGGATGAATACGGCGTCCAGAAGGTGCTCAACGACGTCACGGTGGGCGAGTACGACGTGGTGATGGACAGCGGGCCAGGCTACATCAGCAAGCGGATGCAGGCCGTGGACTCCATGATGCCGTTGCTGGCTGGCAACCCCGAACTGTTCAAACTGGCGGGCGATCTGGTGTTCCGCAACATGGACTTCCCCGGCGCCGAGGTCATTGCCGACCGCCTGGCGGCAAGCAACCCGCTGGCGCAGATTGACAAGAAGTCACCCATTCCGCCGCAAGTGCAGATGCAGCTTGCACAGAGCAAGGCGCAGATTGAGCAGATGACCCAGCAGATGCAAGCCATGCAACTGGAGATCAACAACCGCGCTCAGGTTGCCCAAATTCGTGAAGAAGGCGCTACCAAGCGTACGTTGATGCAAGTAACGGCCAAGGCCCACGAGACCGAGTCCAGTAACGCCGAGAAGCGCAACACCGAAGAAATGAAGATCAGCGGGCGCGCTCACGAGACCGTTATTGAGAGCAATACCCGGCTACAGATTGAGAGTATCAAGGGCAAGTTGGCTCTGTTGCTTGCCGAAATGGATCAAGGCTCGTTGCACACCAGCACTGGCGAGGCTATTGAGCGAGCAATCTGATTCTGATACTATGCGCGAAACCTACCGGCGGGTACACCGGGCAAAATCCTTGAGGTAACTCATGTCGGAAGTGCAAGAACGGTTGGCCGCTAACGTGGTCACCAGCGAAAATCTAGCCGAGTTCAACTCGCAACGTTTGAACCTAGCTACACGCGAGGCGCCAGCTGTGGCTGCTGAGAAAACTCCAGCAGAGCCGGTTGAAGTCAGCGAGCAGAGTGGGCAAGACGGCGATGAGAAAGAGGCGACAGCGGTAGAAGAAAGCAGCAAGCCTAATAAGCTGGAGAAGCGATTCACGGCACTGACCAAGCAACGCGAAGAAGCCCGGCAAGAAGCCGAGCGGGAGCGGGCGGCTAGGGAGGTCTTGGAGTCGAAGGTCAGGGAACTTGAAGGACGCAGCAGGCCGCAGGTAGAGCCAGCAGCAGCCAACGAGGAACCCCAGCCAAGCCAGTTCTCTGATGCGTTTGAGTACGCAAAAGCACTGGCGGAATACTCCACTGAGCGGGCGCTACGGAATCGAGACAGGCAGGACGCAGAGCGCAAGGCGGCAATTGAGCGTGACAAGGTTATTGAGACTTGGAACACCCGGCTGTCGGCGGCTAAGGCGGAGCTTCCTGATTTTGATGACATGGTGGCATCCAGCGACGTACAGGTCAGCGACCAGGTGCGGGACGCGATACTCGACAGCGATGTGGGACCGAAAATCCTGTATCACCTAGCCGAGCACACCGACCTGGCTACCAAACTGGCCGGAATGTCCACCGCAAGCGCTCTGCGAGAGATAGGCAAGCTCGAGGCAAAGTTTGAAGCGAAAGCCGAGACCAAGCCGCTTTCTACCGTTGGCAGGTCCAAGGCGCCACCACCCATCAACCCCATCAGGGGCGGCGGGACTGGCACCGATGTAAAGATTGACAGCAACGGCGAGTTTCACGGCGATTACCAATCATGGCGAGCCGCGAGAATGGCCGGCAAAATCCGATAACTTTTAGGAATAAAGAATCATGGCTAATACCCTGCTTACTATTAGCAAGATCACCAACGAAGCGTTGATGGTCTTGGAGAACTCGCTTACCTTCACCAGTGAAGTTGAACGAACCTACGACGATCAGTTCGCGATTGTTGGGGCCAAAATAGGGAATACCCTTAATGTCCGCAGGCCGGGTCGCTTCATTGGTACGACCGGCCCAGCGTTGAACGTTGAAGATTTCAACGAAACGAGCGTGCCGGTTACTCTGTCAACGCAGTATCATGTCGACACACAATTTTCTACCCAAGACCTGGCGCTGTCGTTGGATATGTTTAGCGACCGAGTGCTGAAGCCTGCAATCGCAGCCATCGCCAACAAGATTGACCGCGACGGCTTGGTGATGGCAAAAAACAGCACCGCCAATATCGTTGGCACCGCTGGCACCCCGCCAAGCAGCCTGTTGACGTTTTTGAATGCTGGCGCGTATCTGGACGCTGAAGGCGCTCCCCGCGATGGTCAACGCTCTTGCATTATTGAGCCGTTCACCAGCGCAACGATTGTTGATGGCCTGAAGGGTTTGTTTGTGCCCAACGCCACCATCAGCCGCCAGTACCAAAAGGGCTTGATGGGCACAGACAGCGCGGGCATGGACTGGAAGATGGACCAGAACGTGGTGAACCAGACGTTTGGTTCATATGCCACCACTACGGCGTTTAGCTGCAACACCAGCACCGCGACAGGTTTCCTGACCACCGGCTGGGCTTCGACCTCTACCATTGCGCTGTCTTGCTCAACGGCAGCCGCCGGTCTGAAGCAAGGCGACGTGATCCAGATTGCCAACGTCTACGCGGTGAACCCCCAGAACCGCCAGGCTTATGGCTCTAACAAGCTGCGCAACTTTGTGGTTCAGGCCGACGTTACCGTTGCAACCTCTGGCACCACCTCGGTGATCGTCTCCCCGGCGGTCATCACGGCGGGCCAGTTCCAGAACGTCAGCGTTACCTCGCCAGGCGCATCGACTGTCACGCCTTTCAACAACACCGGCGTGGTCAGCCCGCAGAACATCGTGATGCACAAAAATGCGTTCACCATGGCTTGCGCCGACCTCGAGCTGCCTGATGGGGTCCATTTTGCTGGTCGCGCAAGTGACAGACAGCTGGGTCTGTCCATCCGCGTGGTGCGACAGTACACTATCAACAACGATTCGATCCCGACTCGTCTTGATGTGCTGTACGGCTGGGCGCCTTTGTACCCCGAGCTTGCTTGCCGGGTTGCTGCGTAATCAATCAGGGGAGCCGGAGTGCTCCCCACTTTCCAACTAATTCAAGGAAATCATCATGGCCAATCCCGGACCCGCATCAAGCACCCAAACCCACCCGCAGGTACTGAGTTCCAACCAGGCGCTACGTCTGCTGGGCAGCGCTCAGAGCATCAACTGCAACGCTACTGGTGACACGGCAATCCCGATTTTGAACACCAGCAGCTATATCATCCTGTACGTTATCGCCACCAACGCCAGCATCTCGCTGACCACGGCGGCTGGCGGTCTGTTTACCGGCCCTTCGGCTGGTGGCACTCCACTGGTGACTAGCGCGGCGCTCTCGGCCCTTACAGGCCCAACAGTGGCTTCGCAGCGTACAGTTCTGGCAGCCGGTGCGGCGCAGAACACCAGCCAAACAATCTATTGGAACATTGCCACCGCACAGGGTGCCGCTGCTACGATGGATCTGCTAATTTATGGTATTGACTTGACCTTCCTGCCCTAAACGGCGACGGCTCAGGCACAATGGGAGCCGTCCTCACAAGGGACGGCTTTTTGTTTATTCAATCCTCGGAATTTGCACCATGAACAACAGCGCATTTGCACCGTTTGGCCCAACGTATCAAATCGGCACTTCGGCAGTGCAGGTGCTCTCAACAAACAACAACGGCTCTACAAGCTACCGTGTTCGGGCGCTACTGACCACCACGCAATACTTGTCTTGGGCACCGGCTGGCGTAGCCAACGCCACCCCGACCATCACGGTCACAGCGCCTGGCGCATCGCCAAGCGCCTATACCCTCGGCATCACGCCGGGGACGGTTGAGGTCTTCGGCAATTTGCCGCCAAATGGCTTCTTCAAAGCCGACGCCGCCGCAGCTTTTGAGATCACCCCAGGCGAGGGCTTGTAAGATGATCCGGAATCATTCTCGGCATGGTTCCAGGTTTCCTATCACGCTGGGAAGTGGCGGCAATACCGTTCCGGGCGCTCCAACAATTGGAACTGCAACCGCTACAGGCTCAACAACCGCCACTGTATCGTTCACACAACCTGCTAGCGATGGCGGATCTACCATTACCAGCTACACAGCCACTAGCAGTCCGGGTGGTATCACAGGCGTATTGAATCAAGCGGGTTCCGGCACCATCAACGTGACCGGGCTTAGTGCTGGCACTTCATATACCTTCACAGTCACCGCCACCAACGCAGTCGGCACTGGGTCAGCAAGCGCGGCAAGCAACTCTATTACAACGACGGCTTCTGCCCCGGGTGCCCCAACAATCGGGATTGCAGCAGCAACTGGGACAACGACCGCTACTGTTGCGTTTACTCAGCCTGCTAGCAATGGTGGTTCCGTAATCACTAGTTACACGGCGACCAGCAGTCCTGGCGGCATCACAGGAACCCTAAGCCAAGCAGGCTCTGGAACCATCAACGTCACAGGCCTTTCGGCAAGTACTTCATACACTTTTACTGTTACTGCAACAAATGCTATTGGCACAAGTTCGCCAAGTGCAGCAAGCAATTCAATTACAACGACAGCAATTACGGTTCCAGATGCCCCAACAATTGGCACGGCGTCTGCAACAGGTGCAACCACAGCTACAGTGTCGTTTACGCAACCGGCCAATAACGGTGGTTCTGTAATCACTAGCTATACAGCAACCAGCAGCCCAGGCGGCATTACAGGGACTCTAAGCCAAGCAGGTTCTGGATCAATTGATATTACCGGGCTTACGCTGAATACAACGTACACGTTCACAGTGACGGCCACCAATGCAATTGGTACAAGCGCCGCGAGCGCCGCAAGCAATTCTGTTGTCACAACACCGTTTAATTCTTTGCGTATCAGGTCTAATTCCAGCGCATGGCTAAACAGAACATCAGCAGCAACGGTTAGCACTTATACGTTGTCGATGTGGGTAAAACGTGGCATTTTGTCTGGGACTTATCAATATCTGTTTAGTTTTGGAAATGCTGGAAATACTGATGCTTATGGGCTAGCGTTTAACGCTTCCACTGACACATTATATTTTTACAATGGTGTATCGTATCCAACAGTTGCGGTTTACCGCGATCCAACTGCCTGGTATCACATTGTTTTGTCTAACAATGCTGGCGCATTCACTTTGTACGTTAATGGCGTATCGGCAGCAACAGGAGCTGCCGCCACAATCCCTAGCGGATCGGTGATGAACATAGGCCGGTATGCTTTTAGTTCAGGATCACTTTATTTTGACGGTGACATTAACGAGGTCAACTTTGTATCCGGTCAAGCGTTGGCCGCAAC